TGTCGTTCTCGAACATCGGCAGCGTCGCCACGATCTCGGGCGATGTCGCGCTGACCTCGGGCATGGTGCTGGTGAACCATCAGACGGCCAAGCGTTATGTGCGCGCCTACATCACGCCGAGCTCCAGTGCGCAGACTTCGTGCTTGGCGGTTCAGTTCAACGAGATCGTGACACCTGACGCGACCTCGAATGTGACCTACGCGGTGCTCTGATCATGGACTACACGACATCGACACGAGTGAAAGCCCTGCTCGGCATCGGTGTCGCCGATGTGTCGCAGGACACCTTGATCGCGCAGCTCATCACCTCGACGAGCCTGCGGTTCGACACCGAGATGCGCCGGCACAGCCAGCAGAGCGCGCGCACCGAGGTGTACCCAGTGAAGTGGACGCGCCGGCTCGTGACGCTGAAGGGCTCGCCCGTATCGAGCGCGGCAGCGTTCACGGTGAAGCTGTCCGACAGCACGAACTTCACGACTGCGGTGACGCTGGTCAAGGACGACGACTTCATCATTGAGCACGAGTACGGCATCCTGCGTCTCCTGACCGTGGGCACGCCGTTCACGACGGGCGCGGCCTCGCGTCCCGTGGCACCGTACTACGCGCAGGTCGTGTACACGGGCGGCTTCGCCACGAGCACGGCGAACCTCATCACCGCGTACCCTGATCTCGCGCAGGCGTGCGACCTACAGGTCGCGTACTTGCACCGTCGTCGGTTGTCGGCGGGCGGCAACTTCTCGGTCGGTGGTAGTTCGACCTCGTACAGCGACGACTACACGATCCTCACTGATGTCCAGAAGACCTTGAACAAGTACACCCGCATCCACTTCTGATGGATGGAAAGATCGACATCCGCGGACTGCAACGAGCTCTCGCCAACTTGCCGAAGGCGTTGGACGCGGAGATGCGTCGTGCATTCAACGCGCACGGTCGATTCATGACGAAGGAGATGGTGACCAAGCGGTTCACCGGCTACACGGGCCGCACTGGTGACCGATTGCAGAATCGCTCGGCGTTGCTGCGTCGGAGCTTCAAGCACGAGGTCGTCGGCGGTGTCGGCCAGAGCACGCCGCTCACGCTCGTGCACTACTCGGCTGGCGTGAAGTACGCGCGGTTGCAGGAGTACGGCGGCACGATCAAGCCGAAGCGTGCGAAGTGGCTGACGATCCCTCTCCCCGACGCGTTGACGGGCTCGGGCGTGCAGCGTTACGAGTCGGCCCGCTACCTCTTCGAGAACTACCCGAAGCAGATGGCCGTGGTGCGCTCGCGCTCGGGTCGGCTGTTCATCGTCTCGCGTGGCAAGCCCGGCACGAAGCCGCGCAAGGACTCGCCGATGGTGTGGCTGTACATCCTGAAGAAGGAGTCCAAGGTGCCGGCGCGCCTCGGGTACCGCGACACATGGAAGTCGGTCGATCTCGTGAATAACCGCACCCAGTTGTTCAACGAGGCCATCGGGCTCGCTCTGCGTAGGACGGGCCTCGGAGGTGGCGCGTGACCACCGTCTTCGATTGGACGATGTGCCCAGCGCGCATGGTCGAGTACAACGAACGACGGGCCGTGCAGGTCAACGGTGACCGCGGGCACAGCCGTGGCCGGCAGATCAACATCATCGCGCCGACCGTGGGCAACACGAACGGCGTGGCCTACCGTCGGTTCGAGCTCGTCTACGACAGCTCCGACTTGATCGTTGACGAAGTCGAGCGGGCGTGGGCGGCAACCTACGGGCCCGTGCTGGCCCTCAGTTACACGCCGCCGGGCGAGTCGGCCATCGAGGTCAGGTTCGCGGCCAATACGCTCCAGCGCGTGCGCACGAGCGTGGCGACTGGTCAGGTTACGATTGTTCTTGAGGAGATCCGCTGATGGCCTACCCTTCAGGCACAACCGTGCGCGAGACGATTCTTGCGAACATCGACACGACGCTCGCCGCGATCGCAACCACACCGCTGACCTACAAGACGGTGCCTAACACTGTGCGCCGGTGGACGGGCAATGTGTTCGAGGTGCCGAGCTACCCGTGCATCATCGTGGTGCCGACCGGCGAGACGCACGACGACAGCCGCATCGCCATCGTCCAGCATACGATGGACTTGCTGATCGTCTGCGGAGTCTACGATTCCAACTGGAAGACGACCTTGCAGGATCTGGTCACGGATGTGCGCGTTGCACTTACGACGGACTGGACTCGTGGTGGCAAAGCCATCACGACCCAGATCATCAGCGACCAGATCTTCGAGGCCGAGCCGACCAACCCTCTCGCCGAGGCGCAGGTCACCGTTCGAGTCTTCTACCGCACTCTGTACAACGATCCCACGACCGCCTACTAGCGGCGCACAAGGAACTCACTCATGGCATTGACAAGACTCCAGCAGTTGTGCCTTCGCGCCGAAACGGTCGAGGGTACTTTCGCCGACCCGTTCTCTTCGACTTACGCCAAATACTTGGCGGTCGATCCCTCTCTGACATTCGATGTCGAGACCTACGAGCGCAGCGTGGCGCGCGAGAGCTTCACGCCGCTGGCTCCGTTGGCCGGCGCGGTGTTGGGCAGCGCGAGCTTCTCCCTAGAGGCGACCGCACGCGGCACGACATACAGCACGCCGCCGAGCTTTGACTTGCCGCTCTTGGCCTGCGGCTTCCGCAAGCAGACCTTGAAGCGTTTCACCATCGGCGCGATCACGGTCGCTTCGCCCGCAGCGTTCCAGCATGGTGAGCAAATCGTGCAGACGGGATCTAGTGCTACTTGCACGGTCGTAGGAACGACCTACAACGGTCAGACCACTCTTTGGATCACGCAAGAGGATGGCCTCGGTACTGGCACGCTCTCGGGCACGGGCGTATTGACTGGTCAGACGAGCGGCGCGGTAGCAACACCGAGCGCGATCACCTCGGATACGGCTCTCGGCTACTGGCCTTGGTCGGTGCCGCTGTACACCTTGACGCTCAGTGCCTCAACGGCACTCACGGCAGGCACGATCCTCCGTGGTGATACCTCGGGCGCAATCGCCGCTGTGTACTACTCGACGACCAGCGCAACGCATCTCGTCCGTCGTATTCAAGGTACTTTCACCGACGGCGAGACCTTGAACACTGCGGCATATACCCTCACCGGCTCTGGTGCCTTTGTTCAGAAGTCGAACATCTCACCGGCCATCAGCATCGGCGTATCTAAGGATGGCGTCCGCGAGTCGCTCTCTGGATGCCGTGGCACGGTGTCGATCTCGGGCAACATCGGCGAGCCTATCCTCTTCGCGTTCAACTTCTCGGGCGTGAAGAACGCGGTCACCGATGCTGGCAGCATCACTGGCGTGACCTACACCGACCGCACGCCGCCCGTGCTACTCGGTGCCACGATGACCGCTGGCGACTCTGGTGACGCGACCTTGAGTGCCCAGCGTTCCTTCTGCGCGTCGGCCTTCTCGTTCGACATGGCGAACGACATCCAGTACCGCCGCTGCTTGACCGCTGCCACGGGTATCGACGGCATCTACATCAACGGTCGCGCTCCCGCCGGAACCATCGACCCCGAACAGTCGCCGGAGTCGGACTTCGCTTGGATGGCCGCGTACTTTGCCACGGGCAATGTTCGCATGGACATCACCGCTGGAACGGGTGCGGACAAGTTCCGCATGAAGGCCCACAACATGGCAGTGACTGGCGTAGGCCAAGGTGATCGCAACGGCGTGATCATCCGCGACATCGCCTTCTCGTTGCACTCGGGCTCGTCATCGAGTGTCGCCGGCGACAACGAGTTCTGCATCATCTACGACCCGACCGTCTAATCTTTCTCTAGGGTGTGTGACTTGCGGCCCGTGAGTTCCAACCTCACGGGCCGCGTTCGTTACACTCGCGCCTATGAAGCTCTCCCTCGATCCGCGCAAGCCGCGCGAGTACATCCTGCAAGCCGAGAAGTCGCACGCGCCCGAAGTGCAGACCGTGTTCCTACTGCGTCCGTTTACCGTGTACGACGAGGCCGAGCTCTCCGCGTTCACCGAAGCGACGGGCACGAGCCAGCACGCGAAGATCATGATCGAGACGGTGCGTCGTGCGCTGGTTGGCTGGAGGAATCTGTCCGGCCCAGAAGGACAGATCCAGTTCGAGAAGGCCGAGGACGGGTACGCGACGCGCTCGATGATCGAGCTCCTGCCGACGCAGGTCATCATCGAGTTGTTCAACGCGGTGATCACGCGAGAGGCCGTGACCAAGGAAGAGGCGGGAAAGCTCTAGCCGCCGTGCACGCGGCCTACGGCGAGCAGGTGGCGAAGTGTCCGAAGTGTCGAACACCTGAGCTGCGTGAACGCTGGGGCTGCGACAAGCCGGCGGCGGTGGCTGTATACGCGCGCACCTGTGAGGCGTGCTTTGGCCTAGACTCTGGCTGCACGACTTGCGACGGTCGCGGCGAAGTTCGCCGGGATCGCTGCCCGTCGTCAGATGCCGACGATGTCGGGCGCGTGGTGATCCGAGCTTTGCACCAACTCCAGAACGGCGTGCTGCCGATTGATGGTGGCTGGTCGGAGCAATCGGCGAAGCTGATGCGTCTGGTGGATATCGCGGCAAGCGAGCGCAACAAACTCCAAGAGGCCGAAGCACGAGCGGCAGAGGCACGAGCGAAGGCGGCACAATCACATGGCAGCAAACGACGCTGAACTGAAGATCACAGCATCGCTCGACGATCGCATCATTCGTGCGATCGAGAAGCTGTCGGGTCAGGTGAAAGAGCTTGGAGAGGATGCCAAGAAGGCGTTTGACAAGACCGAGGTCGCAGCGAAAGAAGCAGAAGCCGCTGTAACTGATACGGGCACGGCTGCGAAGAAGACCACGAGCGAGATCAAGAAGATCTCCGAAGAGGGCGGGCGTGGCTTCTCGGACTTTAAGGACAAGATCAAGGATGTGGCCGCTGGCCTCGTGGGTATCAGCACAGCGGTCGCCATCTTCAAGCAGTCGCTGACAGATGCCATCACGACCTCGGCAGAGGTGGATGTCATCAATGCGCGCATCCGCAACTTTACGGGCTCGGCGGGTGAGGCGTTCAATCAGTTGACCGAAGACCTGCGCACGCTGTCCTTGGCGAACAAGGACTTCGTGAAGGATCAGGAAGTCTCGCAGGCCGCGCTCATCTTGCTGAAGGAGGGATTCAGCACGACCTCGACCGTGGTCTACGATGTCGCGGAGGCGTTGGACTTCGCGCGCGTGAACGGCGTGTCTCTGGTCGATGCCACGCGCCTGCTCAATGAGGCCAACGAAGCCCTCGGTGACGGCACGAAGAACAGCGTTGAGTTGTTCTCGCGTCTGAACCTGCTGTTCTCGAAAGGCTTTGACAATGCGAACGGCCTAGCCGGCGCGCTGGCTGCGTTGTCCAACACCGCGCGGCAGTCTAGCTTGAGCCTCGACGATGCTACGGCATCGCTTGCCACGCTCGCTGAGACGACTTCAGCGGGTGAAGCACTGCGAACCCTAGAGGGAATCCTCAAGACGCTACAGGCCCGTGCGGGCGAGGTAGATGCATTCTTTGCGGCAACTGGCCAGCGTTTCGACGAGACGACGGTCAAGACCGCAGGCTTGAGGAACACCTTGGTCGCGTTGCTCGACGGCATCGCGGCGAGTGGTGGCGACGCTCAGACCGAGCTCAAGAAGTTGTTTGGCTCGCAGGACGCGGTCAACTCGGTGCTGGCCCTTGGCAGCAAAGAGGGTGCGGCTTATGGGCGCATCGTTGGAGAGCTGTCGAAGGCGTACAGCAAGCTGAACTCCGACACGAACGCAGTTCGTGCAGCGTCAGGTAACTTCCTGAACTTCATCGCCACGCAAGGCACCGATGTAATCGACAACTATGCGGGTGCTTACAGGAACCTCGACGGAACAACGCTCGACCTGATCAAGCGTTCGGAACAGTTCCGTCGTGCGAATGCGGACGGCGCGAAGAGCGTCAATATCGTGTCGGGTGAGATCGAGAAGGGCGCGCGTGTATTCCGCAATGCGGAAGAGACGCTCGGCGGTGCGACATTCAAGGCCGCGACCGATGGCGTTCTTGCTCTTGGCAAGGCGACGAAGTTCACCGAAGAAGATGTGCAGCGTTGGGTCGATGCCATCTCTGGCGTGAAGACGGACGCTGACCTTGAGCGCGTCAACAAGCAGATCCAGCTCCTGATCAATCAGGCGCGTGCATTCGGCGAAGCAGGCATCGAAGGCTTCCAAGGCGAAGAGCTACAGGCACGCCTCGCCGAGATCGCGGAGTTCGAGCTCATCCTTATCGAGCAGGTGAAGGACGAGCGCAAGAAGGCAGAAGAAGAAGTACTGGCCGACAAGCGCAAGAAGGCAGAAGACGCGGCAGCGGTCGAGGCGCGCGAGAACGAAAAGCTGCGACTCCAGAAGCAGCAGATCGACAAGGAAGAGTTCGACCGCCGGATTCGTCAGGCGCAGGAGCTCAACGCTCTATCGGCGCAGCTACTGAACGAGAGCCTCACGCGTGGCTCGGCATTCTTCGCGGATCTCCAGAACCAGATCAAGCCGCTATCCGCGGAGATCCAGCTATATGAAGGACTGATCGCCAACAACTTGTTGAGCGACGAGGACTTGGCCGGCATCAACGGTCGCATCCAGACGCTGCGCGCTGGCATCGAGCAGTTGACCGTGACCTCGGTGCAGTCGGGCGAGGCGTTGCGCGCGGGCTTCGCGGAGACGATCAACAACGAGGTGAAGGATTCACTCAACGCGTTCCAGCAGGGCGTGACGCTGGCGCAGAGCATCACCTCGGGATTCACCAACTCGATCGCGGGCTTGTTCAATGACTTGGTGCTGGGCTCGAAGAACGCGAAGGAAGCGTTCGGGAACTTTATCAAGTCGCTGATCTCGGCTGTGGTTCAGGCGATCAACCAGATCATCGCCATGAAGATCGCGCTGTCGATCATCGGCTTCGCGGCTGGTGGTGCATCGGCAACCGCGAACACACTGGGCAACGCGACCACGAGCTTCAACGCAGGAGCGACGGCGAGCTTCGGCTTTGCCAAGGGCGGCGTGATGCCCGGCAGCATGGGCACGCCGGCTAGCTTGCCCGTCAACGCCTACGCGGACGGCGGCGTGGCCCGCGGCCCGCAGGTTGCGATCTTCGGCGAGGGCAAGGGTGCTGAGGCGTTCGTGCCGTTGCCCGGCCCGAATCGTGGCATCCCCGTCGAGTTCAAGTCGATGCCGAGTGGTGGGAACATCACGATCAACTACAACCCGTCGATCCAAGCACTCGACGGCCAGAGCACGAAGGAAGTCTTGTTGCGCGAGGCGCGCATCATCGGTGACATCATCGCGTCCGAGATCTCCACTGGCAGCAACCGCGCGCTGACCGATGTGGTGCGCTCGCGTTCTTCGAGGGTGTGATCCATGACACAAGCGAACATCGTCCCGCGCCCAGTCCAGTACGGGGTCTATCCAGAGAACGACTCGTTCGATGCTGGCTCGACCACGCTCGACTCGACCTATCTGCTGGGGAGTTGGTCTAGGTTCGCTCCGCTCGATGCAACGCTGACCGTGGACGGCACGACCTTCTGGACGACGACCAGCGTCATCGCAACGCAGAACGCCGACCTGCACAACGGATTCTTCCGCACGGTGGGCAGTGGCACGACGGCGAACTACGAGCTCGGCGGGCCGGCAGCGGCGACCGTGACCACGCAGTCTGGCTCGTTGTGCGGCTACCAGTACCGCGACTATCAAGCGACCGATGTCGATGTGCGCGCGAGCTTCCGATTCTCTGAGCGTGAGTCTGCTGCCGTCATCACGGCCACGGCTGGTCGCTTTGTGTTCGGCTTGGCCGCTCGTCTCAATGGCACGATCACTGGCGGTGGCACACTCGACACTCGGATGACTGCGGTCAACGGGTACTTCTTCGGTCTCTTCGGCGGTCAGGGTGTCGCGGGTGTGCTGAAGATGCGCTACCTGCTGATCAAGGTCGTGGCTGGCACGCCGACTGCCGTGGCGAGCGCGAACTTTGTGACACCCGATTCGGGCTCGTCATCGGCTCTGTTCCCGAACGGAAGCAACCCAGACCGCGTCCTCAAGTTCACCTGCGTGGACTCGGGCGCGAATGTCGTGCTCACGGGCTATACGGTGGCCGCTGACGGCACGGCGACTCAGGTGCTGACATACACCGACTCGTCGTCTCCGATCACCGCTACGGGCCGCGTAGGGCTTCTCCTGACGGCTCCTACCTTGGCGCACCTAACACCGAGCGGCTCGATGTCGCACCTGTGCAACTGGTTCGAGGTGCGCCCGAACGGCGGCAATGTGGCTTTGCGCGAGAACTGGGAGCGGCTCATGCCGCGCGCCGGCAAGGTGTACGCGTCTGGATCTTTCGCACCATATGTCGTGCTGCCTCACTCGCTGGGGATGCACTCGCTGATGACGGGCTGGGTGGGTGACCGCCTGTCGTATGACTCGACAGGGTCGCAGGGCTACGAGAACTCGCTGCGCCTTGACTCCGCGAACAATCGCATCAAGGGCGTGCCGGCGGGCAACAGCCAGCAGGTGTACGCGTTCTCCCAGCGCATCGCCAACGATCCCCAGTTCCAAGATCGTCAGGTGTCGATCACCTTTGAGAACGCCGGCCCAGCGGTCGCACGCACGGCGGGCATCATGCTCTTCGGCACGCCGGGGTCGAGTGACTACACGACTGCGCTTTACTCCATCGCCAAGTGCTACCTCTTGCAGGTGGCCTACACGGCAGCGGGCGCGTTCAATCTGAACCTATACCGCAGCCGTGGCAATCAGGGCGTGGCACTTCTTGCTCAGAAGACTGGCATCAGTCTGACACTCGGCACGCCGTTCACGCTGCGCTTCGTGTGTGACACTCAGGTCGTGCCGTCGCCGCGCAACGGCTTCGTGCGGCTGAAGGCGTACATCGGCGGCGTGCAGCAGACTTGGGACGCTGCCGCTGGTCTCTACACCGACATCGAGATCCAGTCCACGGGCACGGTGATCGACCGCAAGAGCACGCGCTTGAGCTCGGGCCTTGGTCAGGGCTTGCAGTTCTCGTCGGCCACGGTCGCAACGGCCAATGTGTTCTTCGACTCGTGGGCCGTGGGCGCAGGAGATACACCCTACGACACGCTGCCCGAAGATCAGGCGACGATCGCAGTGGCCGCAGAGAATGACGCAGCCTCGGGCACCTTCACCGTGCCGTACGACTGGGGCTCGTCGGAGGAGAGCGAGTACCTCGTGAACGATCATCGCTTCGACACGCATCACCGCTATGTCGGCTTGGTGCAGTCGAGAACGAGGACGCGATACACGATCGGCAACAACGCAGCGACGAGCAGCGAGATCACGACTCTCAAGGCGTTCTACACTTCGCACCGTGGCGTGCAGATTCCGTTCTCGTGGACGAATCCGAAGGGTACGAGCGTGACCGTGCGCTTCACGAACGACACGCTAGCGATCGAGCAGGTGACCCCGAGTGTGTATCGTTGGAGTTGCACGCTTGAGGAGGTGCTCTCCGAATGACCAGTCCCATTACCGATGTGATGACGGCACGCAGCCGTCAGTTGAACGAGCAGTACCCGTGGATCTGGCTGTACGAAGTCGAGGTGCCGACGACACCGCCGACTCGTTACCGTCTCACGAACTACGACCAGACGATCACATTCGGCCAGAGCAGCGACGGCGTGCCGCTGGAGTACACGCCGTTCCCGTGCGTGCAGACCGATGTCGAGCAGAACGCAGAGGGCGATCTTCCCCAGATCCAGTTGCAGATCAGCAACGAGTCCTTGTTCATCAAGTCGGTCTTGGAGGACTACGACGGGCTGGTCGGTCAGCCCGTGGTGATCAAGCTCGTGCACACGCTGGAGCTCTCGAATCCGAACTCCGCGCTGCGATTCGACGGCGAGATTCAGGCGTGCCGAGCGAGTGTGGATCGAGTGACTTGGGTGATCGGCTCACGGTCGCTGACTCAGGCCGTGATCCCCGGCCAGCGATACATTCGAGGTCACTGCCGCTTCCGTTACGGCGACGAGCGGTGCGGCTACGACCTGAACAAC